TTTCAACGCAGAGCCGGTCGAGGTCACGTCTTTGGACAGTGATGGTGGTTGGCGCGAGCTGCTGGCAGGGGCCGGTGTACGGTCGGCAGCGATCAGCGGATCGGGCGTGTTTCGCGATGCGGGCACAGATGAACGCGCGCGGCAGTTGTTTTTTGACGGGCTGACGCCGGATTTCCAGATTGTGATCCCCAGCTTTGGGGTCATCGAAGGGCCGTTTCAGGTGTCTTCGATCGAATATGGCGGTTCCTTGAATGGCGAGGCGACTTACGAGTTAAGCCTCCAATCGGCCGGGCAGTTGGTGTTCACACCTGATGTGACCGTCGATCCTGGAACAGGGGTCTAAGCGCATGGCCAACCCTTGGAGGGGCGACGTCGCGTTAACCATTGACGGGCAACGCCATGTGGCGCGCCTGACGCTGGGCGCATTGGCCGAGCTTGAGGACATATTGGACGAGCCGTCCTTGCTGTCGTTGGTCGAGCGGTTCGAGGACAACAGCTTTTCCAGCCGCGATGTCTTGCGGTTGCTGGTGGCGGCGTTGCGTGCCGGAGGCATGGAGGTGACCGAGACGTCACTGGGCAACGCCACCATTGACGGCGGCCCGATGGGGGCGGCCAAGGCTGCGGCAGAGCTGTTGGCACGCGCTTTTGTGGTGCCTGCGTGACAGCGGCCAAGGGGCTTGATTGGCCAGCATTGATGCGGGCCGGACTTAAGGGGTTGGGGCTGACGCCTGAGGAATTTTGGGCGCTGACCCCGGCAGAGTTGCAGTTGATGTTGGGGACTACGGCTGCGCAGGCACCGCTGCTGAGCGACGGACTAGCGGCCTTGATGGCGGCCTATCCCGACACTTCGGAAAGGGACATGTGATGACAGATGATACATTCGACAATCTTGAGGGTGGGGCCGAACGGCTGAATGGTACGTTGTCCGAAACAAGCAGTTTGGTGTCAGGCTTTGACAGCGAATTGCGCCGTATGCGCACGGCGTTGGCAGGTACTGGCAAGGACGTGGCGACACTTGAAAAGGGCCTGAGCCGGGGTTTGCGCCGAGCGTTTGACGGGGTGGCGTTTGACGGGCTCAAGCTGTCGGACGCGCTTTCGACGGTGGCACGGTCGATGGTGAACACGACCTATAACGCCGCGATGAAACCCGTGACCGACCATTTCGGCGGGCTGATCAGCCAAGGGGTTGGATCGCTGGTGCAGGGCATTTTGCCCTTTGCCAATGGTGCACCGTTTTCGCAGGGCAAGGTTATGCCCTTTGCCCAAGGCGGCATCGTCAGCAGCGCGACGGGTTTCGGGATGCGCGGCGGCATGGGCGTGATGGGCGAGGCGGGACCGGAGGCGATCATGCCGCTGGCACGCGGCCCTGATGGCAAGCTGGGGGTTAAAGGCGGCGGGGGTGGCGGCACCACTGTGGTCATGAATATCTCGACCCCCGACGTGCAGGGATTTCAACGCAGTCAAAGCCAGATCGCCGCGCAAATGTCTCGCGCGCTAAGCAGCGGCAACCGAAACCGGTAAAGGAGCGCCGATATGAACTTTCATGATGTCAGATTTCCGCCCAGCCTTAGCTTTGGATCAGTCGGCGGCCCACAACGGCGTACCGATGTGGTCACGCTTGCCAACGGGTTTGAGGAACGAAACACACCTTGGGCCCATTCGCGCCGTGTCTTCGATGCCGGGCTTGGCATGCGGTCAATCGATGATGTGCAGGCGCTGACAGCGTTCTTTGAGGCACGGTTTGGCCAGATGTATGGGTTTCGCTGGAAGGATTGGGCTGATTTCAAGTCTTGCCGGTCTTCGATCACAGTTGCCTTTGACGATCAGGTGCTGGGGCTGGGCGACGGGGTGCAAACCGACTTTCAGCTGATCAAGACATATGAATCAGGGGGACACAGCTATTTTCGCCCGATTACCAAGCCTGTGCAGGGCACTGTTCGCGTCGGTGTGGCGCAAGATGAACTGCAAGAGACAATTGACTATGAGATCGACATGTCGACGGGCGTTGTGCGCTTTGACAGCGCCCCGGGTCGTGATCTGGTGGTGTCTGCTGGCTATGAATTCGATGTGCCGGTGCGGTTTGATACCGACCGGATCCTGGTCAGTGTCGCCAGTTTTCAGGCCGGTCAAGTCCCGAATGTTCCGGTGATCGAGGTGCGCGTCTGATGGCTGATATGAATGAAGCGCTGATCGCACATGCAAAGACCGGCCTAACAACATTGTGCCACGCCTGGGCTATCCGGCGGCGCGATGGTGTGGAACTGACCTTTACCGACCACGACATGCCGCTGTCTTTCGACGGGATGCAGTTTCGCGCCGACAGCGGGCTAAGTGCGCGCGCGCTGTCGCAAAGCACGGGCCTGTCGGTAGATAACACCGAAGCCATGGGTGCGCTGAGCCATGCAGTTATCCGCGAGGACGAGATCGAGCAGGGCCGCTATGACGGGGCCGAGGTGCTGTGCTGGCGTGTCAATTGGGCCGATGTATCACAGCGCAGCGTTCTTTTTCGGGGTTCGATCGGAGAATTGCGCCGCGCAGGTGGGGCATTCCGGGCCGAATTGCGCGGGCTGACAGAGGCGTTGAACCGGTCTTTGGGGCGCATCTATCAAAAGCCATGCTCGGCAGTTTTGGGCGACGGTGCCTGCGGTTTTGACCTTGATGCAGCAGGGTACTCAGAAACGACCGATATCGAACAGCATCAAGAGGGCCGTGTGTTTCAGTGGCAGGATTTGCCGGGCTATGATGATGGCTGGTTCGTGCGGGGGCGTCTAGAGGTTTTGAGCGGACCAGCGGCAGGCCTGTGGGGCATGATCAAACACGACCGCCGGATTGACGGTTTGCGCGAGATCGAGCTGTGGGAACCGGTCAGGGGTGCCATTGCAACGGGCACGCAAGTAAAATTGGTCGCGGGCTGCGACAAGCGCATGGAAACCTGCCGACTAAAGTTCAATAACTTTCTGAACTTCCAAGGCTTTCCTGATCTACCGAACGAAGATTGGATGATGGCAGTGCCCAAATCCACAAGCGCGAACAGCGGTGGATCGCTGCGATGACGGCACAGGCCGATCTGATCGTGGCGGCGGCGCGCGGCTGGGTGGGCACGCCTTATGTGCATCAAAGTGCTGTCAAAGGTGCAGGTTGCGATTGTCTGGGCCTGTTGCGCGGTGTTTGGCGCGAAGTCCTTGGGCCCGAGCCCGAAGCGATCCCGGCCTATTCGATGGACTGGTCTGAACCCCAAGGCGAAGAACACCTGTGGCGCGCGGCCCTGCGACATCTGCAGCCCAAAGCGTTAAACGATGCGGCGGCGGGCGATGTGCTGCTGTTTCGGATGCGCAGCGGGGCGGTGGCCAAGCATCTGGGGCTGATGGCTGATCCAGGCGCAAATGCGCGGTTTATCCACGCCTATAGCGGCCATGGTGTAACCGAAAGTCCGTTCAGCGCCCCATGGCGGCGTCGAATGGTGGCGCGATTTGAATTTCCGACTGACATTTCGATGGGGGCAACCTGATGGCGACGATATTACTTTCAGCAGCAGGGGCAGCGATTGGCGGCTCCGTTGGCGGCACGCTGGCGGGTCTGTCCTCGGTTGCGGTCGGTCGGGCGGTTGGCGCGACCCTTGGGCGGGTAATCGACCAGCGATTGCTGGGCGAGGGTGCCCAAGCAGTGGAAACCGGTCGTGTCGACCGCTTTCGTCTGACCAAGACCGGCGAAGGCGAGGCGATTACCCAGCTTTACGGACGTATGCGCCTTGGCGGACAGGTGATATGGGCGTCGGATTTTGCCGAAACGACAACTGTGACCGGCGGCGGCAAGGGCGCGCCATCAAAGCCGCAAACGACGGAATACAGCTATTCGGTCAGCCTTGCGATTGCGCTCTGCGAGGGTGAAATTACTGGCATCAGCCGGATTTGGGCTGATGGCGAGGAAGTTTCGCCGAGCGATTTGAACCTGAGTGTTTATCACGGGACCCGCGATCAATTGCCCGATCCAACGATTGCCGCAGTTGAAGGCGCGGATAAGGTGCCTGCCTATCGCGGCACCGCTTATGTGGTGATGGAAAACCTGTCGCTGGGTCAATTCGGTAACCGCGTGCCGCAATTCTCCTTTGAGGTCATGCGTCCAGAAGAAGCTGCCGCCCCGCAAGGGGAATTCAGCGTGACCCATGGCGTTAAGGGCGTGGCACTGATCCCGGGTACGGGTGAATATGCGCTGGCGACGACTTCGGTGCACTACGCCGATGGGGCTGGGGCACGGTGGAGCGCCAATGTCTCGACCCCAGCGGGAAAGAGCGATTTTCTGGTGTCGCTGGACACGTTGACCGATGATTTGCCCCAGCTCGAGGCCGCATCTTTGGTGGTCTCATGGTTTGGGGACGATCTGCGGTGTGGCGATTGCACGGTGCGGCCGAAGATTGAAAACGATGCGATTGAGGGTGAAAACATGCCTTGGTCGGTGGCAACCCTATCGCGTGGGACGGCAGCTGTGATGGCGCAAGAGGACGGTCGCCCCATCTATGGCGGGACCCCTGCGGATGCATCGGTGATCGAGGCGATAGAGGCGATGAATGCTGCGGGCAAGGCTGTCATGTTTTACCCGTTTATCCTGATGGATCAGCTCTCTGGCAACACTTTGTCGGACCCCTATAGTGATGCCGACACCCAAGCCAAACTGCCATGGCGCGGACGGATAACCCTATCGGAGGCACCGGGCAGACCCGGCAGTCCGGATGGTACAGCGACAGCAGATGCGCAGGTCGCCGCGTTCTTTGGCACCGTGACGGCGGCAGATTTCACCGTCACGCCAGGGCATGTTGTTTATGCTGGCCCCGATGAATGGACGCTGTCGCGCTTTATCCTCCATTATGCGGCCCTTTGTGTAGCAGCAGGCGGGGTCGAGGCTTTTTGCATCGGCACCGAGATGCGCGGCCTGACCCAGATCCGTGGAGCAGGCGGGGCATTTGTAGCAGTCGAACACTTTCGTGCATTGGCCGGACAGGCCCGTGCGCTTTTGGGGCAGCAGACGAAGATCAGCTATGCCGCTGATTGGTCGGAATATTTCGGCTATCAACCCCAAGATGGCACCAGTGATCGGTATTTCCACCTGGATGCGCTTTGGGCAGATGGCAACATCGACTTCATTGGCATCGACAATTACATGCCTCTGTCAGACTGGCGCGACGGTAAAGATCATCTCGACGCAGCGGATTGGGACGCGATCTATAATCTTGACTACCTCAAATCCAATATCGAAGGCGGTGAAGGTTATGATTGGTACTACCACTCCACCGAGGCCCGCGACGCACAAATCCGCACACCAATCACAGATGGTGAAGGGGATGAGCCGTGGATTTATCGCCATAAAGATATTCGCAACTGGTGGGCCAATGTGCATCACGACCGTGTTGACGGTATCCGCCAAGAGAACCCAAGCGCGTGGGTGCCGGGATCAAAGCCCATTCGGTTCACCGAATATGGCTGCGCTGCGATTGATAAAGGCACCAACCAGCCAAACAAGTTTCTCGATTTGAAAAGCTCTGAGAGCAGCTTGCCGTGGTTTTCCACCGGTGCGCGGGACGATCTGATGCAGATGCAATATTTGCGTGCCTTCGTCGACTACTGGTCCGACCCGGCAAACAACCCCATCTCGGCCGAATATGGCGCGCCGATGATCGACATGTCGCGCGCCTATGTCTGGGCATGGGACACGCGCCCCTATCCGTTTTTCCCCAATAACCGCAGCCTTTGGAGCGACGGGCAAAATTATGCACGCGGCCATTGGTTGAATGGGCGCAGCTCTTCTCAGCCGTTGTCGTCGCTGGTTGGCGAAATCTGCCGCCGCGCGGGGCTCGAGGCGTACGATACCTCGCGGTTTTATGGCTATGTTCGTGGCTATGCAGTGGATCAGGTCAGTGATGCAAGGGCGTCATTGCAACCCCTAATGCTGCGCTATGGCTTTGACGCGGTGGAACGCAACGGCACCTTGACCTTCATTATGCGGGACGGGCTGGATGCGGTGCGGTTGGACCGTGATTCACTTGCCGTCAGCAGTGAATTGGACGGCATCACAGAACAATCCCGTGAGGCGCAGGCCGAAATAGCTGGCCGTGTCCGGCTGCGCTTTGTTCAGGCGGATGGCAACTTCGATACCATCGCCGAAGAGACGATTTTGGCCGATGATGCGACCCATTCGGTGTCGGCATCAGAGATGAACATGGCGCTGACCCGTGCAGAAGGCCGCCAAGTGGTCGAACGCTGGCTGACCGAGGCCCGTATTTCACGCGAAAGCCTGCGTCTGGCATTGCCACCCTCGATGATAGCGCTTGGGGCAGGCGATGTCATTGAACTGCCCGCAGACGGTGAAGAGGGGGATGCGCTGTACCGGATCGACCGGGTCGAACAGGGTGAAATGCAATTGATCGAGGCGGTACGGATCGAACCCGAGGTGTATGATCCGGCCCCGTTTAATGATGAACTGGCGGCTTTGAAACCCTTTACCGCCCCTGTGCCGGTGACCGCGCTGTTCCTTGATTTACCGCTGTTGCGGGGGGATGAGACACCGCATGCGCCATATATTGCGACCACAGCACAGCCTTGGCCTGGGTCTGTGGCGGTCTATCAGTCGGGAACGGATGCGAATTATCAGCTCAATACCATTCTGCCAATCCGCGCGACTATTGGGGTCACGCAGACGGACCTAGCAGCCGCGCGCGCCGGGGTATTTGACCACGGTGACGGGCTTCAGGTCAAGCTGACCAGCGGCTCTTTGGAAAGCGTCGACGAGGCGGCCTTGCTGAGCGGGGCAAATTTGGCTGCGATTGGCGATGGTACTTCTGACAATTGGGAGGTGTTTCAATTTGCAGAGGCGGAATTGGTGGCACCAAGCACCTATTGGCTGACCAAGCGGTTGCGCGGGCAGGCGGGGTCTGACGCGTTGATGCCACCAGTTTGGCCGTTGGGATCGCGGTTTGTCTTGCTGAATTCGGTCCCGCAGCAACTTTCGCTCAGTCCGAATTTGCGGCGTATCGTGCAGCACTACCGCATCGGTCCGGCGCAGCGCTCCTTTGATGATCCATCCTATATTCATCGCGAAGAAGCATTTGATGGCAACGGATTGCGCCCCTTCAGCCCATGTCACCTGCGCGCAACGTCAAACGCGAGCAGCCTTGATCTGACATGGGTCCGCCGGACCCGGATAGAGGGCGATGGCTGGGATGGTCTTGATGTTCCCTTGGGAGAGGAGTCCGAGCAATATCTGGTACGTGTCCTTCAGAACGGTCAGGTCGTCCGCGAGGCAGTGACCACTGCACCGATCTGGTCCTATGGCGCAGCCGCGCAAGGGGCTGACGGGCTGTCAGGGGCTTTTGCCATCACTGTCGCACAAATCTCCGCAAGCTTTGGAGCGGGGCCAGCCGCACGGGCGATCCTTGACCAGTAGGGTCTCTAGTCAACTGTTTTAAAATCATTAAAGTGAGATGGCAAAAGATTGATAAGGATGCTCACTGCTTTGGGTTTGGCTCTTTGCATTGATTTGATATACTGTGGTTCCAAAGAAGGATGTTGTCATGGCAGAACCCCGCAGAAATATCGCCTCA